TTAACAAATATTTAATTTCTATGCGTGCTTGGTTTAGTACGTCAATTAGGTCGCTGTCGTCAAGCGCGTTGTGATCGTCTATTTGGTGTTGCAGTTCTCGTATGGTGCTACGCGCTGCTAACTCCCAAGGATTAAGCAACGGTACTTTGTTGCCTGTAATTTCTTTCATGACTTGCATGAGCGCTTGAAACTGTGGGTCAGTTCTCGGGTCGATGTTCTCGGTCATCTCTTGCCTTTCGTTTGTTGGTGACTGACATTATCAGGTAGGTGTACGCCGTTAAGACCGACGCTAAAAACAAATGCTTTAGAGTGACCATGCACGCCAACCATTCGAGTATCGGTAGATCGCTAACGCGCTACGCAGATTGTCCTCTAGGTTAAACAGGTCGTCGCAAGTGCGTAACAGGCCGTACGCCTGCAAATAGCCGTTGGCGTAGTACGACGAAGGTTTGCACCAAAAGTAGTTGATCTGCATAACCCCGGCTGACCCGCCGTTTGGGTCTGTCGCGTTAAACGCGTCAGGGTTGCAACGGCTTTCACGGTAGGCAACTGCGACCAGTTGTGTTAGTTCGTGTTCAGGCCAGCCAACGTGTCGTGCCATGTCAAACACGGTCTGACACGCGTCAGGTTGCGTTATGGGCGTGGTTATGACGGTTGTGGGCGGTGTAGGCGACGCTGGCTCTAGACCTTGCCAGACGGTGATTGGTGCTGGGGCTAGATCGTCGGCTGTGGGTGCAGGCGGCGGTGTCAGAATAAATATTGACATGACGCTAATAAATAGCGATATGGCAAGTTTGCTGATAAGTGTCATAGTGACCTACTTTCTCGGTAGGTAACCAGCCTAAACAGATTGCGGTGCTACCTGTGGGGATACCCCAAAAACGGCTTGCCAGCGCTGTTTTGCGATGATTGCATCGTTGGCAACGTGTGGGTCAATCTCTATGTGATACCAGTCGCCCTGCTCGACTGACGGTAATGGCTGCCATGTGCCACGATCGCATTTCCACGAGCGTTGCATTGCGTAGTCAATCACAAGTTGTATGCCAAGATGATCGGCGTTTTCTAAACACTTGACAATAAACGCTAGTGACGCTTTGCGACCGTCGGCTTTGCCTAATTTTTTTTGGTTAAGCCAACGGTACGACAAGTCCATTGCAAGACCGCGCGCATGGTTACTGATCGTGCCGGGTCTGTTGCGTACGTCGCGCACAACCCATGTGCCGTTGTTCCACAAACTGCCGTCACTATGTTTGCAAGCCAGTCGCGCCCACTCCGCTGTACCAGCCAGCGCCGACTTGACGACTGGTTGTTGTGTAACTATGTACGCGCGATTAGGCATTGTTACTTAGTCGGTTTTTTTATGCCGTTAGATGCGACGATGCCTGACAATGTGCCAGTTAAAAACACGACAATAGTTGACATTAGGTCAATGAAGGCCGCGTCATTGGGGGCCTGTTTTTCGGGCTGGCTGACGAAAAGCAATCCGTAAGTCATGCCTAAAACTATTGTGCTAAAAACTATTGCAAGAAGTACGCCTACGGTGACGATCATGCGTGCGTGTAGTTCGTCGGCGGTGTATCTGTGTCGAGTCATGGTGTCATGCCGCATCGGTCAGGCACGTTGCAGTTATCTAACGTCATGTTTTTGACTCGTGACTTAACTGTAAGTGTGTTGTCGCGTGTTGTTTCGCAAGCCGTCAAGATCACCAGTATTGCCAAACTAGCCAAGTAGTGCAACGGCTTCATCTGCTGTTAATCCAAGTTTGTTTAGCACGGCTTGGCGTGCTGCAATTTTGGCGGCTTTTGTTTCGGCTTCGGCTTCGGCTTCGGCTTGCGCCGTTTCAATCGCTGCAACTTCGTCTGCTGTAGCGTTTCGCACTAAATCATCTATCTGTATTTTGTATGTCATATAGTCCTAACTGTTTGCGTAACCGTAAACGCGTATAGTCCCGCCTGTAATTGTGCCTGCGTTTGGAGTCAATGTAAATGCTGTGTAAGAAGTTGCGTCGTTTAGGAAACCAGCATTTATAGACATATCACTATTTGTAGCTAAACCACCAAATGGAATACTATAAGATGTTCTAGCACTCAAAAATGGCGAAAATAATTCTATGTTTGAAATTAAACCGTTTGGTTGTGCGTACCCTGCTTCCCAAAAAGCCACATTCGAGCCACTATAACCACTACTTACGCCCGCATAAGTTCTATTCAACCCGCCATAATAATAACCTGTAGCGGTTGCACCAAGTGTCATTCTGATATATGTGCTTGTAGAAGCCAAACCACCACTTACAACAATTTTATAGTTGTCATAAGTTGCACTAAACGCACCCGTAACCGTGACACTAGAAACCGTAGTACCAATAGTGGTTGCACTAACCAAAGTCAAACCGCTTGACGCGCCAACAGGTTGCCACGCTGCGCCGTCATAATATTGCGTTGTATTAGTTGCCTCGATATAAGCAAACTGACCCTCGGCAAGAACCTTTTCGCCTGAACCACCAAACGCTGCATCACGCGTGACAGTCGTAGCAAAAACAGGTATGCCCGTATTTATTTCGGTTTGCTGCTGAGCCGTTAAAACTTGACCCGATGTAAATACTGGTACTGATGTTTGTGTATTTGGCATATTGTCCTTTCAGATTACCCTAAGACGTTGTCTGCGTTGATGATACCAAACGACAAGTCATCAAGTATTAACTCGTAAACAATGACGGTTGGCGACGTAAAGTAAGTGACGCTATGCCCGGTGTTTACGTTGATCGTATGCTCGATACCCTCGACTGCCAGTTCTTGTGCCAACTCGGTTGTCGTTACGCCTGACACAAATGATTTCTCAATGGTAATTGTGTCGCCTATGTCAATGACGGCCACCGTGTCACGCTGGGCGCTGGTCAGCAAAGCAAACGACGTAGCCAAAGACGTGTAACGCGCCTCAGGTTCAGGGTCAAGCAAATAGACCGCCAAGTCAAGCGCCGCCGTGTCGTTATGCAACAGACTGTTAGTGATGCTGTAAGTCTGCACAAAATATTTGGTTTGACTACCAGCGTCGTCAGCGACTTGCGGGTTGTTACTGCCAAGTATTTGCACGACCGCGCGGTTAGTTACTTGGTCGGCCTCGAATGTTATGCCTACGCCGTTGTACGGAATGTTTGTACCGTCATCGTGAAAGTCTGCTACTGACGGTGTAAGCGTTGTGCCTAGTCGAGCGTCAAACACTAGATCGCCGTCACGCGACATAAACAACCGACCCTGCTCAGCCTCGTTTACGTCAGACAAATAGCCAAGCACGTTTGTACCTTGTGCAACAGTAAACGCCGCTGCACCGCCTAATGTCTGTGTGCCTGTAGCAATGTCACGTGTCAACGCTGGAAATGCAACCTCAGGCAAATCAAGTACCGCCGTAACTCGAGCGCTGCTCAATTCCTCGCTGACATTAAATTCATCTAAATATGTTTGTGCCAACAAATAAAAATCGTCTGCACAAAACACGGTCACCGTGTCAAGACCGCCCAACGCAAAGTTGTAGTCATAATTTACGATTACGCCAACAAACAAATATTCTTTGACGTTTAGCGAACTGTAACGCGACAAGCGCACTCGACGCATAGGCGCTAAACCCGGCTGCGATAACGGCGTGTCGTAGTAAGGCGACTGCGTATCAAACGGGTTGAATATGCCAGCCGTGTCAAGCATCGTAAACGACATAGTGCCAGCACTAAATTGGTCGCCCTGATCGCGACGACCACGCCTAACCGAAATACTGTTCACGCCGTCAAGCACACTCGCAAAATCTGTCGTACCGTCAAGCACATAGGTGGTGTTATTGAGCAAACCTTGCACCGGGTCGTCAAGCAAAAATGCGTCTTGCACAAACCCTGTGTCAATCTCTAGGTCATAGTTGCCACTAGCAACAACGGCTGTACCTGCCATTACGACGCAATCTGTAAGTCGAGTGGCCCGTTAGTGCGCTGGTAGGCCAACAAACTGTTTAACACGCTTTGACCGATTTCTGCGCTGGTTGACATACCGCCTGTTACGTTTATTGTTACGTCGCCACTACCGCGCGCTGCGATGCGCTCAGCGTTACCAAATGTTGTTAGTGCGCCTTGAATTGTTACTAGGTCGCCACCGCCACCAATGCCCCCGCCCCCGCCGCCTGAGCCGCCTTTACCGCCACCAGCGCCTGAGCCACCGCCAATGATCGCTGGTGGCAAACTAGGCATACTTGGCAACGCAGGCGTGATACTGCCTGTACCGCCTTCTCGAGCCGCGCCACCGCTAGTGGCATTTTTGCTGCCAATATTACCTAACGAAATAGATGACAAACTAGGAATATCTGCAAACGGGTTAATTAAATTCATGCCCCGAATAATTATATTTATTGCACTAATAAACGCATTTGCCATAATTTCAAAAGCGTCAATAGTTGATTGCACAACATAATTGACAACGTTTCTAAAACCTTCAAACTTTGTGTACGCAAAAGTTAAAGCAACAATTAAAGCGCCAATACCTATTGCAATTAAACCAAACGGATTTAATGCCATAGCAATATTGACGGCCATGATTGCGGCAGCGATTGAACTTATTGTGCCGGCAATAACTAAAAACGCTTTAGGGTTTTTTTGCGCCCAGTCAGCCATTGCCTGCAAATACGGCAACACGGTTTGCAACGCTGGCAACAATGCCGCACCAATCGCTTCTTGAGTTTCAGCCAAACTATTTTTTAATATCTTAAATTTGCCTGCTGCGGTTTCTGCTGATCGAGCAGCCGCGCCACCAAAGTTGTCGTTTAATGCAAGCATTACATCGTCAAGATCAGCGCCGTCTGCAATCATGCCTTTCATCTCAGGCGACAACGCTTGCAAGCCTTTCATATTGCCCGCGTAAGCCTTTGCAAGAGCGTCAGAAACTGAACCTAAATCAGACCCAGTAGATATGGCTATATCTTGGGCAAGCGCTAACGCGTCAGTAGCCTCGCCAACATTTTTAGTGCCAGTAAGCAACGCTGCGAACGCTGGTCGTAACTCGCTGTCAGCCGTACCAGTCGCCCTTGACATAGCCGAGATCATGTCCTCAGTCGCTGCAACCGTCGCATCAGTAGCGCCGACAACGTTTTGCATCGTGTTAGCCAAAATCGCTTGTTGCTGTTCATCTTCTGCGGCTGCCTTTGCAGCCAAGCCAAGCGCACCAGCCACCGCCGTAATTGCAGCCGCCGCAGGTATGGCCGCTTTCTTAATTGCGAACTGTGCCTTCTCGCCAACAGTTTCTAATTGCTTAAATTCTTTAATCGCTTTGTCAATACCTTTGCCGTCAAACTCGCTAATAATTGGGATAGATAATGCCATAACTAAATCCCTCGCTGAACAGTACGTATTGCGTCTTTGACAATCTTTTCAATCTCGCGCTCAACCTTTGCAATATCTTTTTCAATCGCTGGTTTTAATATTCGAGTCTGATCGCTTGCAACAAAACCAAGTGACGCGCCAAGTTTGTTTGTATTGCGTCGCCCGGCTGTTTCCCAAACTGCTGTTGCCACGTCTTTTTGCAAAATCATGATTACGCCAACGGCTTTGCGTCGAGTGTCAAATTTCATTTGTACGCCTTTAATTGCTTTGTCAAGTCTGAACGGGAATATTTTGCGACCGTTGCTAGTCCAACGCCTTGACATACCTGATAGCGCGTATGGGTGTTCTTCGTTTTCTAAAGGCTCGTAAGCCGCTTTGCCAGCGTCAATCGCTGGTTGTGCAATGTCAGTTGCCTTTGCCTTAAATTCTTTTTGCAATTCAGGGTCAAGTTTTTTCAAGTTGTTTATAGCGTCTTTGACGCCTGCTACTTGAATTGT